AACCAGTCAGTTAGGTATTGTCAATCAAGGTGAGTTAATTAAGTTAGAGTTTGCAGGTGCGAATGGGGCTAACCCTTTACCTGCGTGGGGTTTACAATGTATACGTCAACACGTAACTTTAGTCTTAATACCAGAAGGTGTGTTCAAACAAAACATCGAGCGAACAGATCTAATCTGTGATGGTATGCGTATCAATGAACAACTAAATCTTTGGAAGAATGAGTTTAAAGATAAGATGCCTCAGTGGTTAAAAGATTTTGAAGCTGAGAAACAAAAGGAACAGTTGGATAAGGACAATGACAATGAGTCTAGACTTAAAAAACTAGCACCCTTGTTTAAAAAAGAAAGATACTACAATTCTCAAACGGGTAGTATTAATATTGAAAAGTCTGATATCCGAAAAGCAGCATCTAAAAAGAACAATGATACAGACAGCGAGGACCCTAAGCCTAATCCAAACGGTGATCCGAAAGATGAGTTTGGTTTAATCGAAGCCGTCTTTGGTGTTAAGGTTGATAAGAGTAAGTATAAGGGTAAAAAAATTAATTTGATTAATGAATACCCTAATGTTCACTATGTCAACAATGGGCCTAGTAATTTTATAGGTACATTTATTAAGGATAATTACTCTATTGAAGTAAATCTGGAGTCGAATCTAATGGTTGAATTAGTAGATTACTTAGATAAAATGTTCTCTAAGATTATAAGAGTTAACATAGTTAACGAGGTAAAATCTTTGATTGGTCTATCCTTGCAGCAACAAGTGGCTCATGTATATAATCGAACTGATTCATCAGAAGAAGAGATAAACATTGCTTTATCTGATTTATGTTTGACAGCGTGTGCTGCGAATAAAGATTATATTATTGATAGATTATCTTTTAAATTTAAAAACTATAGTAACTGGAAGAATAGAAAAAAAGGATCAGTTACGGAGCTGAGAGTTTAATGATGGATGATAAGGACATACAAGAATACCATAACATAGGTAAAGCTATTAAACATAATGCTAAGTATAAATATGTTAGTGGTAAACAGATTACGGATCCCGACTCAGGGACCAGGGTCTATGAAGTAAATAATGATAGACTTCCTTCGGTGACTACGATATTAGGAGCCACCAAAAATAAACAATTCTTAAAAGAATGGAAGGAAAAAGTCGGTGAAGCGGAAGCAGAGCGAATCAAGAATCTATCTAGTAGGCGGGGTACATCCATGCACAAATTCCTCGAATCTTATGTTACCGGTGTTGGTTACGATGATCTTACAGAACTCGGACAGGCGGCGAAGCCCATGGCCGAAAAAGTTATTGAAGTGGGTCTTGCACCAGTGGAAGAGTATTATGGTAGTGAGGTTACGTTACATTACCCGGGCCTATACGCAGGCTCGACAGACCTTGTTTGCCTACATAACGGTCTTGAAACTATTGTTGACTTTAAACAAGCCAATCGTCCGAAGAAGAAAGAATGGATCGAAGATTATTATCTTCAAATCGCAGCGTACGCCATGGCCCACGATTACGTCTACGGCTCCAGTATACGCCAAGGAGTTATCATGGTATGCACGCCTGACCTATATTACCAAGAATTTAGGATCAAGGACCACGAATTAAGGACCTGGAAACATGGCTTTTTGAAAAGATTGGACATGTATTATGACCTAATGCATGATGAGAAAGAGCAAGCAAAAGTAAATATTAACCCGGAGGATTTTTTTAATGGAGCGTGAGATAGCAGGATATTATTTTGATGGTGAAAAATCATATATAATTTACAAAGATGAGTATGGTAACGAAACTATGGAGGAGTGGAACGATGAATGATAAACTTAGAAAGGTTCTAAACTACAGATACAATGCAGAGATAGAAGACGCAAAATACAAGATAAAATGCTACAGTGAACAAGAACTAATCATACCTGAGCACCCAGATATCACTGGTGAGATAGACAAACTACTTGAAAAGATTGCCCAAGCTGAAGAAAAGATGGCAGTAATGGAGCTACATTATGGCAAAAATGAGACGAAGACAGTTTTGTAAAGGGATTTAAAAAGTTTTGAAAAAAAAAATAAAAAAAGTAGCAAAAAAAAGTGTCATTTTGTCGTTTTGGTCTAGAAGTGTTGATTTTATTGACTTTAGGGTAGACACTTTAGGGGACACTTTACGTTTAGGTAGACACTTTATTTTGTCACTTTTACAATATTACAATATATTACAGAATGCCCTACCCCGAAAGGTTGAAAAAGTTTTGAAATTTTTAAAACTTTCTAGATCCCTTATATAAATATGATAGAAAGGTAACATGCCTAGGAAAAGAAGAAAAAGAATCGCAGCTGAGTTATCTCCCGAGATACCTTATCCTAAAGTTCGAGTGGAGTGGATTGATTGTGTCAGCGACTCGGGCTGGGCTACTGATAAAGAGTTTGATAAGATGAAATTAGCTAGACCTGTAAATGAGGGTTGGTTGTTTGATAAAACTAAAGACCATATAAAACTATTTGCAAGTTATGATAAAGATGATGACGGTTATATTTTTGGTGACAGAACTATGATACCTCGTCAGTGGGTGAAAAAGATACAGAAATTATAATTTATGGTAAAAATCTACAGTGATTTTTTATTACCAGAAGTGTTTGATAAATTAAAACAAACTGTTACTGGTAAAGAAATTCCTTGGTATTACTATCCGTCAAGAGATGTTTATGAAAATATACTGACTTCTAAGTTTGAGTATATGTTTACTCATGTTTTATATTTTGAAGATAAAATACAGAGTAATTTGTTTAATACATTTGAGCCTATACTACACCGTGTACAAGATAAATATAAAATTTCTAAGCTACTTAGATTCAAATTAAATCTGTATACTAATCAAAACAAAGAATATCATCAGGCACCTCACACTGATTTTCTTACAGACGAAGAAGGCATACACATAGGTTTATTTAATTTTGTAACTTGTAATGGTGGCACTATTATTGGAGGTGAAAAGTATAACTCTAATCAAAATGAGCTACTTGTTTTTGATAACAAATGTGAACACAATGGTGTAATTCAAACTGATACACCTAGTAGAATTGTTATGAATATAGGTTGGAAATGATTACTTCTCTTCGGACTCACCCTCGATCGTCTTCGCACCTAAAAGAGGTGCGTAATCGTCTAAGATTTGTTTCATTTTTGATTCTAGTTCTTGTTCTGATAAGTCTTCTAGTTTCCCAGTTTTTATTATTTTTCTGTCTATGTATAGTCCTGCTGCCTTGCCTCTGTTGGCTTCAGCATTTACAGCAGAAGAGAAAGATCCTTTTTTCAAAGCAGCTTCTCTGAGTCTTGCAAGTTCAGCTATGTGGTTTTCATAAGTGACTTCATGCTTTCTAACTCTCTCCTCTTTTAGTTGACCTATGTATTTCACCACAAGTGGTGATAGTCTAGGATTACATAATTCTGAGCCCTCTTGTCTAGCTCTCTTTGGGCTGTACCCAGCAGCTATAGCTGCTTCTCCTTGAGTCATAGGTCCTTCTGGTCCACCGAATACTAAAAACTCAGCGAATCTCTGTTGCATCTCAGTTAATCTTTTAGGAACACCCATGATTGACAATTTAAGGTAACTATCCTATAAAGTCAAGATATGAAAGACAAACGACAGTATAATAAACTGAAAGAACATGGAGAAGATATAAGTTTAGAGAATGAAGTTAAGATTATTGCAGACGACAGAGGCAGTCTTGATTTAACTAAACAGATAGATACTCTAAAACAAGATATAGAAAGATTAGAATTTTGGAATTCACAAATGAGAAATGAAATACAATTTTGGAAGAATAAATCTTCAGAATTAGAAATAGCACAAAATCTCTTGCATGGTTATAAAAACGTGATAGAGAGATTGACAGCTAAGTTAAGACAAAAAGATTCATGAGAGTACAAGACTTACAAACTTTCTTAGCCAGCTTTACAAAAGGTTCTGATGCAGTAAAAAATGCAGTCATCTATGTAGAGGTGAAAGGAAAGTTACATGCTATCCGACGTATGGAAGTGCACGAAAATGCAGTCCCAATCATAGGCCAGCCAGGTCATAGTGCACACAGATTAGTTTTAAAAACTGAGAAACCTTCGAAGCTTATCTTGCCAGAAAAACTTCAAGAGGACTATTAAATGAATGACGATGTTACCCACAAAAATGCATGGCACCAGAGCGTAAATTATATCAAAAAATTAAAAAACATTTCAGTGATTTTTCGCTTATTCGACTTGAAAATAATAGCTTACATGGGACTCCTGATTTACTGGTCAGTAATGCTAGGGGCCACTTTTTTACAATAGAGCTAAAAGTTACGAAGAGTA